GCCATTTATTATTCTCCCCTTAACAGAAGAAGTCCATTCCCCTTCTCTGGAATCACCTTTGAATGTCACTTCTTGTATTTTGTAAGTTCCTTCGGCTGTAGTTCTTTTTACATTCCTAAAGAATAAATTACCAAGTTGGACATCACCAGTTATAGATTCTATTTTAAACGCCTTATTAGGTAGTAATCTTGGATTCAATAAAGTTCTTACATCTGCTCCTATTTCCGTTACGGTTGGAGATCCTAACATTCCAGTAGCCGAATTAACTAATACAGCTTCGTCCGCTTCTAGAGGACTTTCAACTGGAGTTATTATTACCTCTCCATCTTGGATATTCCAATTGAATCCATATTCATCTGCAAATCCGTCTAATATATCCTTTGACGAACCTGATAATGTTTGACCTCTTAATTTATCAGCTACTTGAGGTAATCCGTTAACTACTCCTATAGTAACCTCCTTAAAGGACTTTAATACGTCTTCTATAGCAGCACTTATAGTTACATTCTCAGTAAAGGTTTTATTGAACGTTGCGTTTTGCCAATCCCTTTCTCCGTCACCTGCATATACAGTTATGATACTGTCTACTCCGGCTCTGGTTTGAAAAACATTTCTAACCTCACCCTTGAACAATAATCTAACATCACCTTCGTAACCAGCATTAAGTACTATTTTTGTAAACTTCTTTTGTAATGCAGATAGAGTGTCTTCGTTGGGATTGTATATCACCAACTTGCATAAGTTTGGAAAACTCAAAACACTTTTAGTTATCTCGAAGTTAACTCTTAATTCAGATATAATTCTGGACTCACCGTCAGTAGGGATAACGGTTAAGTCGTAGACCCTTTTATATTGTCTAGCCACCTGATACCTCTTCATCAGTAAGTATAAATAACTTAGCCACTGTACCTAAGTTATTACTAGAAGGATCCATATTAGATTCGTCTAAGTTTACCACGTAGGCGTTTTCAATAGGAATATTGTACTGTTTAAGTATATCGACACCACCTAATAAAGGGATACCATTAACTATATCCACTCCAGATTGAGCAAAAGATATACTCCAAACTGTAATTCTCGAGTTTAACATAACTCTACAATCGTAAGTATTACCGCTTATGGTAATTGAGAACAACTGTTCAGGGCTAGAATTTAAAGGTATTTCTATCATTATCCACCTACCCAGTCAATGACCGATTTTAATACGGATTTATCAGTAGCTTCATTAGGAGTTACAGGTTCTTGACGACCTTTTTTCTCAGGTGAAGTTCCTTGTTCTCTAGCAGACCCTTCCGCTAGTTGGTCTGGGTCTAACTTAACTATTTGGGATTCGGTTATTAATACCTCCTCCAGATTTATAGTCATGAGTACTATTCTGGAACTATTTTTATCCTGAGTAGTAGATAGACTGGTTATAACCATATTTTCATATAATTTCAATTTAGTTTGAACCTCGATAGGTTCTCTTTGCTCCATCAACTGTACCATCGCATTATAAGCAGCATTACTACGAGTGATGTTCTGGCTTGTAGCTGTACCAAACAAACCAGTTACTAAATCTACTATTTGACCTAAAGCCGCTGTACCAAGAGGTGTATCACTAACTTGAGCAACAATATTTATAGTTTTCGGTTCGACTATGGAGTGGTCAGTTATATCAGCTCCTAGCTCAACTGGATTCTTAGTGAGTCTCACTTGGTTATTATGAGTCTCACTAAGAACAGCATCTAGCTCTATACCACCTAATGATTTCTTAGTTCTTATAAATAAATTTTCAAATGCCATTATTGATCCACCGCTGTATTAAGGTCTTGTGATGTTTGTTGGAATACTCCCAATACAGCATTCGCAATATTCTCAGCAGTATCCGCTCCTCCTTGTATCACAATGTCTATTTTATCAACTACAGTAGATGCAGTATTAGAAATAGATTGGCCTAATTCTGGTATAGTACCAGTTCCGTCTACGTTATATAGACCTGTTACATCACCTAAGAATCCTGGTAAATTAGCTCCAAATTCTTTAAGTCCTTCTAATGAGAAATTCTTAGCCAAATCCACAATAGCCACTAATCCGTCCCAAATCATACCTACTAAATCAGCTAGAGTTGCAAATAAAGCAGCTACCACTCTTATCTCGTCAGCCCATTGTGGGAATTTATCAATCATATCCCCTATGAAGCTATCTCCGCCTTCAAAGAACTTCTTAGCATCTTCAGCTAATAATGCCAAGGCAGCTACACCAGCAGCTATTAAGGCAGGTAGTAATAATGCAGCGGCATTAGCAGCTAAAGCAGCTATAGATAAACCTTTAAACATAGTTATTAGAGCTGCTATATGACTAACTAATCTCATAGCTAACCATGCTCCAGTGGCTATAAGCAATAGTTTAATAGCCATAGTAGCTTTATCTATCCATTCAGGTAAATTCTGCTCTATTATCTGCCTGTTAGCTTTCCACCAATCTATGAATCCGTCAGTTATCTCCTTTAATATAGGAGCGAATTGTCTAGTTAGTGTTCTGGATACCTGCTTTATTATTCTCCATAGATTAGTTAATGAGTCCTGGAACTCAGCAGCCGCTTCAGCATCTTCCTGGGTAGTAACCCCAAGTAACATCGCTTCGTCGGTTAATTCCCTTATCGCAGCTGGTCCTTGTTGTAATAATCTTATGGAGTCACGAATACCAAGTTTATCAGCTAATTCTATTTGTTGGGATTTACTTAAACCTTTGAATCTCTGAGATACTTCTAACATTAAATCGCTAGATTTTTTGAGGTCTCCGTTTGAATCGGTAGCTGATATACCTAAAAGACCGAACGCTTCTACTCCGCTTCCTACTCCTCTAGCGGCTTCTGCTGCTCTGATAGCCAAACTCCTAAGGGAATTTGTCATACCGTCTGCGGATCCTCCTGAGCGCTCCAATGCGAATTGTAAAGCGTCAATATTCTCTACAGTATCTCCTATTTCATCAGCTAGTTTACCCTGTTCGTCAGAAGCTCTAGTTGAGGCAATAGTGAGACCAGTAATAGCAGCAGCTCCAGCTACCGCTACTCTGGTTAAACTTTTGATGACGCCAGTCGTTTTAGATACGTCTTCTTTAAACTGTTTCATCTCCTTAGGATCGTATTCGAATCCTAGGCCGACCAGCAGTTCATCAATTAAAGCCATTTATCTTTTACCTTGTGGTTTAGGTGCTAGACTCATTTTCAAATCTAGCATCTCATTCATCAACATTATATCCTCTATAGAGTAAGTTCCATCTTGTAGTTCCTTTAAAGTACACATAGGAGGATCAGTTAATATCGGCCTATGTAAAAAGGAATCTACATTTGGAAACTTTTTAGAATCTATAGGTTTTCCTTCATTTTGGCCAGAAAGCGGTCTGCCAACTGGCCTTTGAATAAATTTGAGTAATTAACCTGTAATACGAATACAAAGACCTTATAGACCTCCAGTAAATCGTCCCCAGAAAATAATTCGTTAAATGAAGTTTCAGTAATACGTTTACCGTCACAAGCAGTACCAATAACACAATTTTTCATTAGTGCTACGAGTTCTTCTGGTGAATTGCTTTGGAATAGTACAGATAGACCTTGGGATAAAGCCAAAGCCTCGTCTTGTTCAGTAACTTCCTTACCTTTCTTAGGCTTTGGAGAGCTACCCATAAGAGTCGCTAATGAAGCTCCAAACGCTTTAGCTAAGCGGAACTTCATTAACATTGATTTTTCTGCAGGCCACTGAGTAACACTGTACTCATGATCGCCAATTTGTTTTGATTCTGTTTTACAAGCCATTATAAACTCCGGTCTAGTTTATTCCGGCCTAAATAAATCCCGAGGAAGGTTATCTTCATTAGGCCGGAATCATAAAGATAAATAACCCCTTCCTCGGAAAACTTTTTAACCACCGTGAAGTAAGTCTAAACGCTCCACTGTAATCATCCATTCCTGACCATTCGCATTAGTACCACGAGTCATTGATGCAGGACGGTTAATATAACCCTGAGTACCAGAACCTAAGTCTAATCCACGAGTATCTTTAAATTGCACAAAGATAGGGATGAAAGCTCCGTTCTCTTGTGCGTTAATTAACCCTGATAAATAGGTATTAGAGTCAGAAGACTGCATTAGTCTAAAAGTGACAGTACCTGAACGGTCTGCGCTAATAGATACTGTCATCTCACCATCTGTACCAATCTTGTGAGCAGCTGAATCATTCAACCGCTCAAGAGCGATAACATCATCACCCTCGTCGAAGCCGCTGATCTCTACGCCATTCACAAGCAATAGGGTATCTAGAAAGCTATATTCTTTCATTTAAGTTCTCCTTATCGCTCGAAAATACCATTGATCTGGACACTATGAATAGCACCAGCACCTAAAACAATAAAACTCAAACCAGGATAATGACGAGCTTCTTTATCCGATTGGTTGATATCTTCAACCGGAATAACTGTCGTCTTATAACCATTTGGTAAGAACTCACCATCGATTGTCTCACCTGGAGCAATAAGACCGTTATTAACGGCTTCATCCAATGCTGAGATAACTTGTTGCTCAATAGCTGCTACGCCTTTATTGGTATAAGGAACTTTAGTAGTACGAGTTAACAAGTAACCGAATACATTAGTTTCTACAGCATTTTGCAACCAGTCAATACCATGTACTTCATCGAAGAATACACCGCTTGCCATCCACGATTCAGCATACATATCACTTGAACCAACTTCAATCAGAGCATTGGCAAACTTACTATCCAATACAGCTTTTTGAGATTGAGTTAACTGTTCAACTGTGATTGTAGGTAGCTGTTTAAATTTGAGAGTGATAGTACTATTTACTTGACTAAAGTTAACAGTAAATGCACGACCCAAAACACTAGCTGAAGGATATTGATTAGGATAAGAACTGAACGTTGTAATTGTACGACGTAAATTCTTAGCAGCTAATACAGAAGCAATATCATTAGTGGTTACACTATCCAGTACATCTAAATCGTTAGAAGTATTACCGAATACTTTAACTCGTGCTTCACACCAATCAGCAGCAGCTTCTACCGCATCTTCAGTGTTAACTACGAATCCATCACGCACTTCCTTGGTGAACATAAGTCCATACCAATCGGTATCGATTTCCTGAATAGCGTTTAACGATGCTGTGATTGTTTCAGCATCAATACCGTCAGTTTTAGTACCTTCACCTTGCTTCATTTGAAGAAGTGAAGAAACATCAGTACCAGTTGCTGGATCTACAGTTCGTAAAAAGCTAATTGTAGAAGTTACACCAGTAGTACCTGAGTTAATGAAGAAGCGACCCGATGTTTCGTCACCTTCATAAACACAAGTTGCAGCAGTATAACCACCAGTTGCTACAGCTTGTAAAGCAGTCTGGATAGTAGCAGCGATTTGATCACCGTCAGTGTCGCTAGTAAAGTCCAGAGCAGTAATGTCTTCATTACCACCATCTACTGTAATAGCAAAAGAGCCATCCGAAATAGCAATAAGCGAAGCTAAATCAGCAGCTACTACAGAACCGCCTCTTAACTGTGCCGCTTGAGCTGTTGGATAGCGAGTTGAAACTTTTAAAGCCGTTGGTTTAGGTTGCTGGCTAAAATAAGCAGTAGCAGCCGCAACGACCTCAGAATTAGCAGGCCAATCGGCCGTAACTCCGTCTAAGTTTTGATATGAGCGAATTCGTTCAGCAATGCCAATAACACCCGTTTCCGCAGTAACGATGTTAAGAGTGCCGAACCCTGCTCTCGCTGGGAATGGAGCACCAATGGCGATGCTGACATTAACCACGCTAGAAACTGGGATTGTCATGTTATTGCACCTCTATATTGAAGTTGTATGTTAAACCACGAGCTTGGAACTCACCACCAATATCTACAGAACCTATAGATTCGATTAAGTCAGCGTCCGTACCCACAGCGCTCAGAAATATATCAAACTGAGCTCTTTCTTCCCAACCGTTTTCTAAGGATTCGGAAATCTCCCTAACCTCAGAACGTCTTGTTAAGCCTAAACCAGCTTGACGGAATAAACTCTGTATAGATTCACGAGTCATTCCTTGATGAACCTTCCTGGCATTGTCTACTGAACTGTTACGATAAAATCCGATAGACATCATTATTTGCCGCATACCTTTAGAAGTTACATCTAGCTTGGAATCTATATCACGATTCTCATATTGGAATTGCTCCCAACCGAGTCCCGTATCGCTAACAAAATCAACATCACCATAATCACCCGTAGGTCTAGGAGCATCTTTTTGCTTAGCCTTAATTGTGTAACCTGGAGAACTTAAAAGCAAGTCTGTCGTGTCACGCAATAGTTTATTAATTGTTTCCTCTAGTATCATTGGTCTCTAGCCCCAAAGGAAGTAGTATGTCCGTAAGAATCCCAATCACCTGCGGATATAACTTTATAGTCAAAACCTTTATACCTAATAAGGTCGGCTATAAGTCCATCTCTATCACTAGCAGTGCGAACAGGTTTCTTAGATATGAATTTACGTATATCTTTATTACGCTCACCTTCTGGTAAGTTTTGAAGCTCTTCAGGAGTAGGTTGTTGAACGCTACATACAGTTTTGAAAGTCGATTGAACTCCCTTCTGATATATACCGTCTACATAACCACCACCCGATGTACGTATAACTGTAACTATCTCGGATGTGTCTGTGTCTAGTGCTTCTGATACATTAACTGGCATTAATCTTCAACCTCAAAAGTTATAGATTGACGTAAATGACCAGTATCAACAAGAGGATTACCTTCTCTATGTTTTAATTCTGGCTCTTTAATATCGGTTATCTTTTCCCTAACGTCGGTTTGAACTTGCAAACCAATAAGACCAAGAGCTTGTTTCTTGGTAATTTGACCCTTAATAATACGTATGGATAATTTCTTAAACATATCCTTATAAGGACGTTTATTAGACTCTACAGTTGATCTTAAGAAGCTACGTTGAGGGATATTTTTAGAAGGACTACCAAACTCATGAACAGTACCTACCATTATAACAGAAGTTCCGTCAGGGTAATCGTTACTACCTTTGGGAAGACCAACTTTAACCAGATCTGGACCTCGTAAAGACTTAGCTAATTTTTCTAATTCCTTAGCTGCTTTCTTTGGTGATTTGATTATTTTGGTCTTGGACTTCATAAGCAGTTAGCCACTACAACACCGACAAAACAAGTGTTACGAATTATTAAGAATTGCTGACCGTATGAAGTACCCATATAGAAGTCATCCATATCAGAACGATCTTTAGCTACGACTGCACGACTAACTGAAACACCACCTGCACTCTTAGAGGAAACTGGTCCAGCTTTAACAGAACTATCACCTGCTTCAGCTCCTGTACCAACTGTTAATAAATGAGCCGCTAAATAACATTGAGCATAATTATACTTATTACACCAACGACCTTCATCTGTTCCCATATAACAGTTAGCTGCATCATCTAGAAAAAGTTGAATACGAACGTCTGAGTATTCAACATCATCTGAAAACTCAGGGAATCTAATTCTAAACTCTTCTACTGTACAAGCCATATTAACCTCTAGTTAACTTATATATTAGTATAGCACCTATAATACCAACTAACCATTTAAGGACTTCTTTACTGACGTCCTTTTGACCTTTATTTACATCCTTAGTAGCCTCAAGAGCATCAATCTTTTTCTTAAGAGTACCTACGTCGTCCTGAACATTCGTAATAAGACGTTCCACAGAGGATCTATCACCGAAATTAGCTTGCCACAATTCAGACTCTCTAATACGAGTGTCGTGGTTATCAAGTCTACTACCATATCTAGATAGAGCTTGGTCGTGACTATTTACACGTTCCTCAAGCCTAACTACTTCTGATAGTTGTGATTCAATCCCCGTCAACCTTTCGGATATGGAGTCTAAGGTTTTCCATAACCTAGTTTCTGACAATTCATTCACATTTTCTAATCCTCTGAGCTTGTTATTCATAAACTACAAAGATCCATTATTGTTCTTTTAAATAGATTGCTACTGGAACAACCTATTTAAAAGAACCTCAGCCGAAACTGAGATTCTTAGTTCTACTTCTTAGCAGGCTTAGGAGCAGGAGTTGATTTTGATTTAGCTTTAGTATCAGGAGCTTGTTCAAGCTCTAGATCGTCAACGCTATCACCAAAGTCGATATCACCCTTCTTCTTAAGTCCGGCTACGTATGGATCAACAGTTTTACCGTCTTTAGATACGAATGCTTCCCAATGAGCGTCTTCAACTACGTTGAACCCTGGAGCTACTCGTACCGTAACACGATTACCATTTTTACCAATACATTTCAGATTAAACTGACGAGCGGTTTTATTTACGATTCCGGCCATGATCTTAAATCCCCGTTGCGATTGCTAGTGAAAGAGGATAGTAGATATTTAGACCTGCTAAACGGCTACGTCCAGGAACTACGAACTCAAGGTTCTTCTGCTGAACTGGAAGCATTTCCAACTCTACAGGGATCTCAAGCTGAAGCTTGTCTGGGTTACGGTCATAAGCAACCATAGCGTCAGTAGCAAGTTCAGGGTTATTCGCAGCAGAACATTCATTAACAGGGATAATATCATCAACACTGTTTAGGTAAGGGCTATTAGCCGCTACAAACTGAGCAATGGTTGTATCGCTGTTAGAAGCACGAGGAGTCGACATAATGTAAGACCACTGAGCAGGAGGTAACAATAAAGTATTACCCTGTTCAACCATCTTAGTAGTCTCGAAGATATCAGCGAACAAGTCGTTAATATCGAACAAGATTTCATCAGGAGTTTTATTAACCCACTCAGTACCAGAACCAGGATTAACTACAGCACCAGTTGGGATGTTAGGATTACTAAACAAACCAGGAAGACCGCTAGTAGTATCACCGAAGAACGCTACATCGTTAACAACTTGCTCATTAGAACGACGAGCAGCATTAGCACGACGTTGGTCAAGAGAAGCACCAGTCAACTGTGAAGATTGGATTTCGTCAAGATTATAACCGTAAGAGATACCAACCGAACGAACCGGAATAGTTGTCTCTTTACCTGCTACATCAGCACGAGGCAAATCATCAGCATAAGCGTTAATGATTTTAGCTGCACCAGCTTGGTCATAGGTACGATAAGTGATAGAGGTAACACCTGGACCACCTTCGTTAGACACTGGGAACAACATACGAGCTTTAAGCTCAGCATATCGTACGTCATAGCTACGAGCTTTAATATGCTCTAATTGACGTTGGAAAAAGAACGCACCATCAGCATCCATGATACCATTGCCGATTGCATTTGAGATAGCACCATCAATTGTGATAGTTTTACCTTGATCAACTACAGTAGCAAAAGCACCGTCGAACTGCATAGTGGAACCGTTACGAAGTTTAAATTGTTTCATTATTCAGTCCTCCTTATGAGCCAGCAGTAGTGTTAAGGCTGTTCAAACGGATTACAGCAAGCTCGCCAGCAGCGGCTACAGTATCCCATTGAGCACCATCTAGCTGAGTCTCACCGACAGCAGCAGCACCAGAATCGATAACGCCAGTAGCGTTAACATATTTAACGGCATCACCTGGATTACAACCAGTAGGACATACAGCCCAAATATAACCGTCACGAAGAATACCAGCAGCTTCTTTTTCATTCCACTGGATAGCTCCGGTGTTTGCAGCACCTTCTTTATCAAGTGAACGAATAGTAATACCAGTAAATGCAGTACCACCAACAACGACTTGACGTTCTAGGTTAGTACCACGGCTTACAGCTACACCAAAACCGATACCAGCTACAGTCTCAACATCACGAGAAACGATATCGTGAGGAGCTTGAGCGTATACCAAACCAGCATAGGCTTTAGGTTGCTTAATTGAGTAGGAAGTTTGGGCGCTCATTATTTGGCTCCTTTGTTTTTCCAAGCATTTTGACTATCAGCCATCATCTTTTCACGGGCGATGACGTCAGCCGAACGAGTGTCTTCAACTTTCTTGTCTTTGTCATTTACCTGTTGGGTAAACGCATCGTCAAGTTGTTGCTGACTGTTTGATTCAACCGATTCGACCAACATATCAAAGCGAGCTTTAACATAATCGGCAGAAACAGAGTCCATCTGAACGTTAGGACATTTAAGAGCAACTACCTCTTTACGAAGAGTGTCTGCGTCTTTACCTTCCCACTTAAGATCAGGAGCAACTTTACGAACAGTATCAACTACAGCAGTTCGCTCGGCTACCAACTTATCTAAAGTGTCAGTGGTTGGAATCTTAGATTTAGCGTCATCAATCTTAGCGTTCAAAGAATCTTCGGTTTTCTTGGCTTCAGCAGCCTTTTCTTCCATTTCATCTTCTTTAGCTTTAACTTCTTCAGCTTTGGTTTGGGCTTCCTTTTCAGCATCTGTCAGACGAGCTTGCAGTTTGTCAACTGCTTGAGCAGCCTGATCAGACACCTCAAAATCAACCCCATCAATGGTGATTTTAGCCATAGCGACTTTATCTCCTGTTATGGGTAAGTTGTCGGCCACTCTGCAAGCAGGTCCAGCGCGACCACGTTCTACGATGGCAATGTGATTGCCTTTTATGTTTCTCTGGACAGCGTCATATTGCTCACCGTCCGGAGTAACTCCTGGAGTCCAATCTATATCAGCTGTATAACCATTAGATAGCTCGACCTTGCCGCTCTCTATATTTTTAATGGCTTCTTCATCTGTTACATGTAGGACTGTTTTTGCGAACATGCCATCCTGAGCTACTTCTGGTCCAGAAAAACCTACGCCAAAGTTGCGAAAGTTCTTAGGATTAACTAACTCAGGTGGATGATTGTTTGTGACAGGCTTACTAGCAAAGGAATTAAGTGAGTCATCTGAGAACACCTCTTCCTCTGGTCTATAAACTCTGATAATGTCGGTTGGATCTCTATCGGTAAGACCCATCTCGACAGCTAGATATTCCTGAATACCAATACGAGAAATACGAGCTGGAACTTTGAGAAAGCCCTCGTCTGTATATTCACGTTCTGTACTGATATTTAGTCTGTCTGCTAAAAACATTTATGGATCCTTATGGTTTGAATCAATGTTAAATCATGTTCTCTATAAAAACAACTTTTAGATAACAATTAGTCGGATGTTAGAGCTTTATAATAGGTTGAGCCACACATCTACATTGAATATCCTGGCCTGGATGTCCTGTGTCCTTAGGAGGGTTATCCCATCGGAATACCTTGCCGTTTTTAGTTCTGTGAGAATCACGTACTCTTTCGTCACCTGCTGTACGCCAAATATATTCCTCTACACCTAAGTTCTGAGAACGTTGTTGGGTAAGAGCTGAGTTCAATTTAGAGCTTTGATCACGAGCAATTAACTTAGCACGATTATTACTAACCTTACCTTGTTTGGATATTTGCTTAATCATAGATCCAGCGGTACTACCTTGAGTAGTTCCGCTAAATACTATACTTTCAATATTCTTAAAATACTCTTCAGGTATTGAACGAATAAGACTCACATTCTCACGAGTGGTCGCAACTAATACGTCCTCTAGACCTTCATTCTGCAACACACTTTGTAAGTTTACACCCACTGCATCTTCCATGGAAGAATAGAATCGTTGCTTATTCACTTGGTTACTATTGGTAACAAACGAATTAGCAACAATCTGTGCATTCTCGTTAATATCAGAATAAGATCTACGAAGACGATTGAACGCCTCCTCTAGAGTTCTAGCATAAGCATCATTAACGTACTCAGGTTGTAATTGCCTAAGCAATGGTACAATCTGAGTATTTACATCCTTACGTAGTTTAGCTGATAACGCAGATAACTGTCTACGATACCTCACTTCCGGAGATTTCGGGGTCTTCACTGGTCGGACTCTCTTCTTTTTCTCCTTCCGGTGCTTCTTGTTCAGCTCCAAATTCAGGGTCGTCGGTATCGGTGTCAAAACCATTTTCAAATTCCTCTAATTCTTCCAAGTACTCATCTGTAATATTTGTATAAGTATTATCTTGTTTGAGTTCCTTGGCTGCAATCTCTTCGGTAATTACGTTACGGTCAAGGTAGATTTGGTCACGTTGAGCATTAACCAGTTGTAGATCAGCAGTCTCCTTAGGAGTCATCTGGAATAAGGATTTAAAATCATAGTCCATATCAGTATCTTCTCCCAATCCTAAACTACGAGCCATGATTTGGTCAAAGTCGTCAAGTAGAGGTTTATACTGTTGTTTCTGTGCTGAACGAACCGTATCATAATAGTTCTTAAGGTCGCCCTCACCAGTGGCATTTAAACCGCTTGCAGAGCTACCTAAAAGACGTGTAGCAGGGATATCACTAGCAGCACTTAGGAAAAGTGCAAAACGGTCTAACAAGTCCGGCAAACCAGCAAAGGTATTATTCTTTGACTCGTAACCTTCTTCGTTATCCAGCAACATCATGTTGTTGAAACTTTTCATCATTCCAGCCATTGTGAAACGCTTACGAAGTAGAGCCTCACCTTCAGCTGTCTGAAGATAACCCATCAAACCTTTAACCTTCATAATATCTACGTTTGTCTCATAGACCATACTAGCTGCACCATTAGCAGTAGTATTGAAGTTAGTTACGGCTTCATATAGACGACTTAACACTGAGTCTGAATAATAATTATTACGACGGAACTCATCAAATGGCAAACGAATACCATCAAAACGTAATACACGAGTATGATGAATTTTAACAGACGTCTCATTGAATCGGTAGAATTCAGGCATACCGAAATTCTTATCCATTGGGTCCGCAATAGGTACTACTTCAGCATTACTTACACGGTGACGGTCAATAGCCTTAATATGACGTAGACCACCTTTCTTGATTTTAGAGATATCAAGAGGTTTATCAGGAGTCTGCCCATCATCTACAGAAATAACAATAAAAGCAGTGCCGTAAAGTCGTGCCCATTTATGAGCAAGATTAAAGTTAAATTGTAATTGAAGACGATCTTCCTCATCCTCCAAAGCTTTTACAACTTTTGGATCCACCTCACCAGTAAACTCACGCCATTCACGAGTCATATCATCAGGAATAATATCTACTACTTTACCGCATAACCAATCGGTACGGTACATAGCATTTAGTTCTTCTTGACTACCATCTGCTGATAACTGTTTTCGATTAACGAACTTTGAGTGTGATCGTTTATCTTGTTCTGTTCCCAATTGAGCTACGAGGTTTTCTAGACCGTCCTTTTGGAGTTCTTCGTCACTCAAGATTTTGGCTTTTTGGACACTCTGGTCACTCATAGTCAATCCTCTCGGTTAAAGTTAAAAAGGTTAGTTTTGGAC